TTAGAAAGCACGCTTTACCAAGAATCGTGGTCAGCCGTTAGGCAACAATTGCTTGACGATTGGGCAATGAGCGAATCGGTTGACGTTAGAGAGAAAATATTTTCCGAATTCAAAGCACTTGAACGTGTGCAACAGTTTTTCAGCAGCATCTTGGCAGATGGAACGCTCACGCGCGCCACGATTGATCGTATGCGCAAGCGGTCCGAATCGAAACAGGGAATCTTATGAGTGACGAATCAGTTGTTTTGGCGGATAATGCCGCCATGAGTGTGCGGGAAGCCGCACAAGCCTTTGAAGCATTGCTTGCCGAAGAAGACGGAGAACAGGCAGCGACAGAGGCGCAAGCCGAAACGGAGCCACAAGGCGACGTTGAGGCGTCAGGGGATGATGCAGCCGATTCAGACGAGCAAGGCGAAGAGTCTGATGACGTTGAAGCATCCAGCGAGTCCGAGGAAAGCGAAGAAAGCAAGCAATCCGAAGAGCCACCCACTTTCACCGTCAAGGTTGATGGTAAGGAAGAGAAGGTTCCGCTTGACGAGTTGCTCAAAGGCTATCAGCGCACCGCGGACTACACACGGAAAACACAGGCACTTGCAGAACAGCGCAAAGCCGCTGAAGCAGAGCTTGGTGCAGTCCGTGAAGAGCGTGCCACTTATGCACAGTTGCTTACTGCATTGCAACAACAATTGCAGCAGCAACAAGAATCACCCGTCGATATGGAAAAACTTTACCGTGAAGATCCAATTGAGTGGGTGCGGCAAACCGAGTTGCAGCGTCAGCGTTCAGAGAAATTGGCGGCATCACAGGCCGAACTCCAGCGCTTGAATCAGTTGCAACAGCAGGAATACCAGCGTGCAATGCAGGCTAAGTTGAAGGAAGAAGCGAATTTGTTGGTTTCTGCCATACCGGAATGGAAGAATCCAGATACGGCTAAATCCGAAAAAGCTGCATTGATTGATTTTGGCGTCAAAGAAGGCTTTTCACCCGATGATTTAAAAGGTGTTGTTGATCATCGTGTCGTAAAGGTTTTGCGCAAAGCCATGATGTTTGATCAGATTATGGCGAAGCAACAAACGGTGAAAGCTAAGGTTGAGGCGCCAAAGACAAAGACTGTTGCGCCAGGTAATCCACAAGCCGCGAAGGTTCAAGTGAATGAGGTAACACGCGCCAGACAGCGCCTTGCAAAAACGGGCAACGTCCGTGACGCAGCCAAACTTTTTGAACATCTTCTTTAGGAACTATCATGACAATCGCATCAAACACCTTCCTCACCTACTCTGCAAAGGGTATTCGTGAGGATCTAAGCAATCAGATTTACAACATTTCTCCCGAAACAACGCCTTTCATGAACAATATTGGTCGCGGTACCGCTTCCAATACGCTGTTCCAGTGGCAGACCGACGCACTTGCTGATGCAACAACCAGCAACGCAGCGCTTCAGGGTGATGATCTCACCACCTACGAAGCCGTGACGCCAACCGTTCAGTTGGGCAATTACACACAGATCAGCCGCAAGACTGTTGTGATTTCCGGCACCATGGAAGCCGTTAACAAAGCAGGTCGTAAGAGCGAACTGGCTTACCAGTTGGCGAAGAAAGCTGCCGAGCTAAAGCGCGACATGGAAACCATCTTGTTGGCCAACCAAGGCGCAACTGCTGGTGACTCCACAACCGCACAAAAGACTGGTTCGTTGTTGGCGTTCATCAAGACCAACACATCCGTTGGTTCAGGTGGCGGCAATCCTTCGTACACCACGCTTCCAACAGCAACGCGTTCGGATGGAACGGTTCGCACGTTTACTGAGACAATCCTTAAGAGCGTTCTTCAGCAAGTGTGGACGAGTGGCGGCGAGCCTTCGATTGTGATGACTGGTCCAGTCAACAAGCAAACCGTTAGCGGTTTCAACGGTATTGCAACGCGTTACCGTGACGTGCCGGCTGGAAAGCAGGCACAGATCATTGGCGCGGCTGACATTTATGTTGGTGACTTTGGCCAGGTCAACATTGTTCCCAACCGCTTCCAGCGTGAGCGCGATGCGTTTGTATTGTCGCCTGATTACGCTGGTGTGCATTTCCTGCGCCCATTCCAGCAAGTTGAACTTGCAACCACGGGTGACGCTGAGAAGCGCTTACTTTTGGCGGAATACGGCCTTGCCGTATACAACGAGAAGGCACACGGCATTGCCGCTGACCTGCTCACGTCGTAATCTTGACTCAGGAAGGGGCGGGGAAACCCGCCCTTTTTTACATGGAAAAACGGATCTTTGAACAAGACGAGCTTCTAGGTATCACCCGAATCTGGCATTTTGATGAGGATACCGATACGGCTGTCATCGAGACAATCCAAAACGTCCAACCCATTGTTGAAACCAATAAGACTGAATTCAACCAGGTCGATGAACGTGCAAGATGGTCAGGTGATGGTCATGGCGTGAAGGTCGCTTCCATTCCCATGAATTTATTTATGGAACTGGTAGGTAAAGGCATCACGCGCAATCAAACGGACTTTAAGCGCTGGCTTAATGATCCAGATAACCGACACTTTCGCACAAGACCTGGGAGGGTTTAATGACTGATAAACGGATTATTTCTGTTTGCGTGCCGGCACGCGATGAAGTGCATACGATGTTCACCTTTGACTTGGTGAATGCTGTTAGCCACCACATTGGCAACACGGGTGACATTGTGAATTTGCTGATGAGTCAAGGCACATTGCTTTGCTCGCAGCGCACCGAATTAGTCATGAACGCCATTCACGCCAATGCCGATTATTTGTTATTCCTTGATAGCGATATGCGTTTTCCCGCGGATACGATTAGCCGATTGCTAGCGCACGGCGAGTGCGTCGTGGCGGCCAACTGCGCAAGGCGCAGAATGCCAACCGGCCCAACGGCAGGAAACTATGACAGGGAAACGGGTCGCAAAGTATTGCGTTACTCGATGCCCGAAGATACAGGTTTGGAGCAAGTTGACATGGTTGGCACTGGCGTGATGCTGGTGGACATCAACGTTTTCAAAGTGATTGATATGCCGTGGTTTGCAACGCCATGGGACACCGCGGCAAAAGGTTACATGGGCGAAGATGTCTATTTCTGCAAGCTGTTGCGGGAAAACGGCATTCCGGTGTATATTGACCATGACCTGTCCAAGCAAATTGGACATATCGGAACCTTCGAGTACAAGCATGAACATACTTGGGCACTCCGACCAATGGAAGACGCGCGTAGAAAAGAAGCTGGCGCGCCGGTCGAAGAATCTCAAAAGGTGGCTTGATGGCGCTCGACACTTACAGCGGATTGAAAACAAGCATTGCGGACTGGATTAACCGCGATGACTTAACGTCCGTCATTCCATCATTTATCGTTTTGGCGGAAGCAACGTTTAACCGCACAATCCGTACGCGCGATATGGTGCAGCGCGCAACCGCATCGCTTGATACGCAGTACACGGAACTGCCAGCCGATTTCCTGCAAATGATCAACATTCAGTTGAACACAGCAACGCCCATGAAGCTGTCATTTGTGAGCAACGAGCAAGCCGACGATTTGCGATCCACTTACTTTGCAGCCGCCAACGAACCTAAGTATTACTCGATTGTCGGTCAAACGTTTGAAGTGATCCCTTCGCCTGGTGGCGAGTACACCGTTGAAATGTCTTACTACAAAAAGATTCCGGCGCTTTCGGATAGCAATACAAGCAACTGGTTGCTTGCGAAATCGCCAGCCATGTATCTATATGGCGCATTGGTTCAAAGCGCACCTTACTTGCGCGATGATGATCGCATTACCACTTGGGGCACTTTATATAAGGAAGCCTTCAACGATCTAATGCTTGAAGAGCAAAGGTCAAACTTTAGCGGTACCACGCCGCGCATGAGAGCAAGGAGCTACTAACATGGCAGGTTCATTTTCAGATTACCTTGAAGATAAAGTGATGAAGCATGTGTTTACCAACACGTCTTACACATCACCATCTTCGCTTTACGTTGGACTATTTACCGTTGCACCTACGGATGCTGGCGGCGGCACGGAAGTATCTGGCAACAGCTACGCACGCACCGCGGCAACGTTCAGCGTGACAGGTACATCACCAACAACAGCATCCAATTCGGCTAACGTTGAATTTCCCACGGCATCCGGTTCGTGGGGTACGGTTGTGGCGGCAGCTATTTTCGACGCCAGCACGTCAGGCAATATGCTGTCATGGGCCGATCTAACGGCAAGCAAGGCCGTTGGAAGTGGTGACGTATTCCGTTTTGCAACTGGAAATCTGTCAGTCACTTTGGCGTAAGTGAATGGCCCTTAACTATGGCAATGGTGCTTACGGCAGCGGTAAGTGGGGCACCGATGCCGCCGTTAGCAATTATGGTGGCGGTGCATATGGACTTAGCAAATACTCTGCGCCAGGCGGGATTGATGCTCAGGCAGAAAGTGTTGCTATCAGCGTCATGTCTGCGCTTGCATCCATTGTTGTTGATGGTGCAGCAACGGCAGCAAGCGATACATCACAAACTGCAACTGGCGTCGCGGTACGCCAAGGAACCGCAACAGCATCAAGCGAAAGCACGGCAACATCATCAGGCCAAATTGTTTTACTTGGTTCGGCAACGTCTGAATCAACATCAACCGTTAGCGCAAGTGCTGAAGTTGTTTCTGGTCAATCGGCATTTGCCACAAGTACAAGCGAAGCAACTGCAACAGGCGGCATTCTGTTCTCAGGAACCGCTGCCGCTGCAAGCGATTCAACACAAACCGCGTTTGGCGGGATTCGGTTTAGCGCAACCGCTAGTGCAGCATCCGAAACAAACGCAACGGCTGATGGCGCATTCCTTCAATCAGGAACCGCAACCGCAACCAGCACAACTACGGCAAGTGCTTCCGGTGAATTCGTTAGGGATGGCACCGCGCAAGCCGCCAGTACCAGTGAGCAGTCCGCATCAGGTATCGCGGTTCGTGGCGGCATTGCGCTTGCCGCATCTGAGTCAACAGTCACAGCAACCGCAGAAACCGATACAGGTTCACAGGCTATTGCCAACGCTGTATCAAGTGCAACGGCTGATGCAAACGTTGATGCAAGTCCGCAAGCGCATGCCGTTGCCGAATCAAACATTACGGCACTGGCAACTGTTACTTGGTATGCAAGTGCTGCCGGTTCAGAAATTTCATCCATGTCTGCCAACGGTGGCTTGAAATGGGAACCCGTTGCACCTGTTACCACCACTTGGACAAATATCACAGATCCGTCCAACACATGGACGCCAATCAATTCACCATGGCGGGATGCCGCCTAACGAGGTAAATCATGGCCGATACAACAACCAGTAACCTTTCACTTACCAAGCCAGAAGTTGGCGCGTCAACGGACACATGGGGTTACAAACTCAACACAAACATGGATACGCTTGATGCGTTGTTCGCATCAGCGGGTAGCGGCACAAGCGTTGGCTTGAACGTTGGATCAGGAAAGACACTTTCACTTGGCGGGAACCTGACAGGCTCAGGAACGATTAACGGTGTGTCCATAGGTCAAACCGTTGCTGGTGCCGGTGCATTTACAACGCTTACCGCGTCAGGAAACGCAACGCTTGGCGATTCAACAACGGACGTTGTAACAGCGTCAGGCAAGATGGTGATTAAACCCGTGGTTGAAACGGCAAACGTTTCAGCAACAGCGGCAACCGGAACGGTTAACGTTGACCTTACTGAGCGCGCCGTTAACTATTACACCACAAACGCTTCCGCCAACTGGACGTTCAACTTCCGTGGCGATGCAGCGACAACGTTGAACAACTTCATCACAACGGGCCAATCCATCACTTGCGCGTTTCTCGTAACGAATGGATCAACTGCGTACTACCCAACAGCATTTCAAGTTGATAGCACAACAACGAACGTCACCGTTAAATGGCAGGGAGGTTCTGCACCTTCATCAGGCAATACAACATCCATTGATGCTTATGCTTTCAGTATCATAAAAACAGCTGCAAGCACATACACCATCTTGGCATCACAGACAAGATTTGCATAAAGGAGTTTTAAATGCCCGTTTTATCTACGAGAGGTGGTGCATCAACAAGAGGCTTTGGCATGTTTGGCGGCGGAAAAGTGACCGGCGCAACAGGCGGCAATGAAGTAAAAACTGTTGGCGCTTACAAGTACCATATCTTTACGGCGTCCGGGACTTTTGCGGTTACAGCAGGTAGTGGAAATATTGAAGTCATGTCTTGCGGCGGGGGTGCTGGAGGCGGCAACCAGGTTGCTGGTGGAGGCGGTGGTGGAGAGATAGATTTATTCACAAGCATATTTGTCTCAGCAAATAATTATACCGTTACTGTTGGTGGTAAAGGCGCCGGAGCAACTTCTTCAGTTAAAGGAGGAAGTGGGGGCACATCTTCATTTGCACTTGGTGGAACTACTTATGTTTCTTCACTTGGTGGTGGTGGAGGTGGATCGTCGTCCCCTAATGGTACAGGTGCTAATGGTGGTAGCGGTGGTGGTGGTCAGTGCGATCCAGGAAGTAATGGTGGTACAGCGTCAGGTTCCAATACAAATGCAGGTGGTGCCGGAAGTAATAATGGCAGCATTTATGTATCTGGTGGTGGTGGGGGCGCTACAGCGGCAGGTGTTGCAGGGTCTACATCAGGAAGCGGTGCTGCTGGTAATGGAGGTGCTGGTTATACGTTGACAGACATTGACTCCAACTTTACAGCCGCAAACTTCACGTCATTCACAGGAATGACCGTTATTTGTTCTGGTGGTGGTGGTGGGGCGTTAAAAACTCCATCAGGAACGGCTCCGGCAAGAGGTGTTGGGGGTACTGGAGCCGGTTCTGGTGGTGTCAATAATGGTACAACAAACACAAACACAGCAAGCGCCGCTACATCTTTTGGAAGCGGGGGAGGTGGGGGCGGATGGTCAGGCGGCAGTCCAGACAACGCCAATGGAGCAAACGGTTACGATGGTGTTGTGATTGTGAGGTACTTAGCATGAAGCGCATGGCACAGGTTGATGCCAACGGCATCGTGGTCAACATCATAGTCGCTAACGATGACTGGAACGTTGAAGGGTTTGTTGAATACACAGACGACAATCCTGCTTATATTGGCGGAATATATTCCGATGGAAGATTTATTATTCCAGACATTGATTTCAATGAAAATTTAATTATTGAGACGATGTTATCCGCTGATTCCATTGGCGGCGATTCGCTTGGAGCGTAAACCGTGGAACCAAACGCCAAAGACGTGGAGGCTAAATTGTCAACGCATGAAGCAGTCTGCGCTGAACGTTACGCGGGCATCAACGCCCGCTTAAAGCGTTTGGAGCAAATCCTTATCGCAAGCGCAGGAGCCATTATCCTGTTGCTAATCAATACAACGTTCAAGTTGCACTGATATGTTTGACCTGTTATCCGGTGGACTTCTTGGTTCGATCTTTGGCGGCCTATTCAGGCTCGCTCCAGAGATACTAAAGTTCATGGATAAAAAGAACTAACGGCAGCATGAGTTGAATATGTTTCAACTCCAAACCGATTTGGAGAAAATGCGCGGCCAGTTCAAGATGGAAGAGAAATACGTTGACCATTCCATTGTGCAACTCGATACGATCAAGGCCGCATTTGAAGAGCAAGCCGAAACCGCCAAATCAGCTGGTTGGTTCGTGGCGGCCATATCAGCATTAGTTCGGCCAGGCATCACCTGGTCGCTTTTCTTTATGTACGCAGCCGTGAAGGTTGCCGCCATCTATCTAGCGTTTGAATCGCAAGCAAGTTGGCAGGACGTGTTAAACCAATCATGGGACTCGGATGACTTTGGCCTTTTCACCATGTGCGTGTCATTCTGGTTTGTTGGCCGATCTATTGAGAAGTACCAGAAACAATGAAAGAGGCTATCAAGATCGCCAAAGACTTATTGGTGGTTCCGTTTGAGGGCTGCGCTAAGGTATTGCCAAACGGTATGGTTGCCGCGTATCCCGATCCTGGTTCCAATGGCGATCCTTACACGATAGGGTTCGGGACAACAGGCCCAGACGTAACGCCAACAACCGTTTGGTCGATGGCGGAATGCGAGAAACGTTTAGAGGCTCACCTGATTCACTTTGCCACAGGACTCATCAAACTATCACCGAGGCTTGTTTCCGCCGCGCCACGCCGATTCGCAGCTGTCCTGTCGTGGGCATACAATTGCGGACTAGGAAACTATCGGATCTCAACGTTCAAGCGACGCATCGACTCAGGCGACTGGGCAGGGGCGCGCGAGGAGTGCGTGAAGTGGAACAAGGCACGCGGACGTGTGATGCGTGGTTTAACGCGTAGGCGTGAAGCTGAAGCACTTATGATGAGATAAACATGCTTGCACCGCTAAAAATACCACCGGGCGTATACAGGAATGGCACCAATTACCAGGCCGCGGGTAGGTATTGGGACGCCAATCTGGTTAGGTGGTACGAGGGAACCATGCGGCCTGTTGGCGGGTGGGTGAAAGCGTCAGGCGATACGTTTACAGGTTCGGCGCGTGGCATGTTTTCATGGCGTGACAACGATTACGATAAGTGGCTTGCAATTGGCACGCATAGCAAACTTTATGTTTGGAATGGCGGAAACTTTTACGATATAACGCCATCCAGTTATACC